AAGTTCCTGTTGTCGGGAAACCTTTTGCAGAAAAATATCTTGCAAAAGAAAAGCAATTTATGTCTCCGCTTGGAAAGGGTTCATTGGAAAGATTTATTGAGGTTTACAAGGCTGGAGGAAGGGGTGTTGGGAAAGGTGTGCGCGGGCTATGGGCTGGATCATTGCCAGATGGATGGGCTGCGGGTGAGGGTGTAAAAGGATTCAGGCCATACGAAGCAGCTAAAAAATTAATAACTGGCAAAGGATTGGCACAACCAATGGCGGAAGGAATTGAGGCAACCGGTGCAAAAGCAATGGATAAGGTAAGGCTTTTGTCCGAAGCGACGCTTGGTGTCGCACCAGAAACAATGTTTAGACTTCTTCAGCTTGGAGATGCTCCGGCAAGGGAAATGGCTCTTGCAAGAAGGTTGACAGAAGTGAAGCAACTTGAAAGACTAAGTGGTGAGGCCTTAAGAAGGGCAGTTAGATTCCCAACTCAAGCAGAGGTGAGCAAGGTTGCACAAGAAGTTGCGGAAGCCGTGTACCAGCAAGATTCAGCATTATCGCGCGGAATTAATTATCTTTTAAATCTGGCTCCAAATGCACTTGAGAAAGTTCCAGGAATCGGGAAGCCAATGGCAGGAGTTGCAAGGACAGGTGTGACTGCTGTAATCCCATATTCCAAAACCCCATTGAATGTTATTGACGAAATTTTGGAATATTCAATACCTGAATATTCATTCATAAAGGGCTTAAAAAATCAGGCGACCGGCAATTTTAGGCGGGCAAAATTACAATTTGCAAAATCTATTGTTGGGTATGCAATTAGAAATGTTGCAGACATGATTTCAAATGCTGGTTTAATAACTGACAAGCCATCAAAATCTGAAAAGGTTAGAGACATTCAATATCAAGGCGAACCGCCAAAGATGATTAATATAAGCGGATTACAAAGATATTTGGATAGCGGCTTTGAACCACAAGAAATGCAACCTGGTGACTATCTGATGGGTCTTGAAAAGCTTGGTGTTGTTGGATCAATCATGTCAACAAGCAATGAGGCAAGAAAGGCACAAAATGGGGGAGAGTCTTCGGTTGGAGACACATGGGGGGAAACATTGCCTGCAACCTTATCATTTGGATTTAACCAAAGCTTTTTAAGAAATATGAATAGTCTGCTTGGTGCTATTTCTAGGGGTGAGCGAGAAGATATTGATGGATGGTTGACAAACTATTACGGCGCACTGACTGCCGCCGCAATTCCAAATCAGCTTTCGGCATTTTCAAGATATTCAAGCGAAAATATGCCAGACAAGATAAGGGCAAAAGATATTGAAGGAAGCACATTTGCTGAGAAAACATACAATACATTTAAGGAAATTCTAAAAAGAAAATTTCCACAAGATTCTGGAGATATTGCGTCAAGAATTAATGTCTGGGGAGAACCTGTGCCATCAACGCCAGAGGGGGTTGATCCATTGATTTATAATTTCATAGACCCAACCAAGGGGCGCAGGGTTACTTATGATGATGTTACTTTAGCTGTTTATGACCTATATAAGAAAACTGAAAGGACGGAGTCAATACCACAGGTTCCAAATCGAAATCTAGATATAATTAATTCAAGAACTGGAAAGAAAACAAGGTATGCGCTGGACCCAGATCTTTACGAGCAATACGCCACAAGCGTTGGTAGAGCCAACCGCAAAGTTGCCGAGGATTTGCTATATAATAAATCATTTAGAAAACTTGATCCAGAGGAACAAGTAAGTAGACTTTCAAATGCGTATGATCGTGCCAGCAAGGAAGCAAGAATAAATTTTATAAGAAAAAATCAAAGAAGAATACAAGCAGGAAGAGAATTGTAATATGGCAAAATTTGACATTAATCCAAGCAGGGATGTTTTAACTTCACAAATGAGGGATTCAATGAGTGCAATATTAAGAGGAGATCAGGTGGAAAACGATATTAAAAACAAGAAAATAGCTGAAGACATGACAGGCAGGCCATTTGTCGGAGTGCCATTCGAAGTTCGCGCTGATATCCCATCATACCTAACCGAACCTGCTGGAGAAGGTGGTGCTGGTGCTGATATTGGTGGAAGGCCAATTACAACCAATCAAATTAACTCCCAACTCCAAGACGAGATTAATGCAAAATTTAACAAAGGTGCTGGCGGCATGCCATCAGAACAAATGCCGTATCAGGGGAGAGGCGAAAGAACTGTTACGCCAAGAGGAACAAGGGTTCAGTCGAACGATCCATTGATTCAATTTGCGGCAAACAATACATTAAATTGGGAGGCACGCAGGGATAAGAGCGGAAATATAGCTGTATATAGACTTCCATCTGGTGATATGGGCGGATCATACGAGGTTGCTGGTATAAATGACAGATACCATCCGGAGGCTGCAAAAAGAATTGCATCACTACCTCCTGAGCAAAGGGATCAAGCTGCCGCAGAGTACATAAGATCATTTACGGCACCAGCGGTTGATTTGCTACCAGATAAATTAAAGGGATTTGCACAGGATATGGCTTTTAATCGCGGAATTGGTGGCATGACAAAGTATATGCAACAAGGATTAAACTCGCTTGGAGTAAATGTAAAAATTGATGGCGCACTTGGAAAGAATACTCTGACTGCAATAAATAGTGTTGATCCAATTAAATTGATGCAAGCTGCAAGCATGGCTCAAAAATCCGATGAGGAAGCAAAAGCTGAAGCCAATCCAGACAGAGTAAAATTCTTGCCAGGATTAAACAATAGAATTAACAATAGGCTTGATGCTGGAATAAAATATGCAATGGGAATAAAGCCTGGTCCAAATACATCTATTAAAGATTCAATGCCAATAATTCCTGGCCAAGAACAAATGCAAGAACAAAAACCTAAGAATGAATTCCAAGGAGGACTTGCAATGGGTGCGAGTCGAGTTCCTTATGCCACAATGCCTGAAGAAGGAACACTTCCATTTATACCTGGAATTGAGCCAGCACCCAAAAGAGAGCCGGATGAATTTATGCCTCGCCCGATTGGGCTTGGTTAATCATTGTCCTTGGGTGATCTAGTTACCCAAGATGATTTTGATGTATTGTCGGTATACGAATTTCCATTTTTCCAGGTTGTAGATGTTCCATAAAATAATGACTTTGACATAATAACAAGTTTTCCAGCACCAAATGTTTGATTCCCATTTATCCCATAATACCCATCAGACGTTGCATATCCCCTGCCATTAAAATATATGAATTTGCCATCTGATGTAACAGCCGTCCTTCTGCCAGTTACGATTGCAGATTTATTCAAAACTGCTCCAGCAAAATTACCGACATCACCATCCTCATCCTCCGCCATCACCGGTGCCACAAGCACCGCCATTGCGATTAGTATTGCTTTCATGTAAAAAGTCTCTACCCAAACAAACAAGCCGTCAAGCATGAAATTATCAAACCGCCAAATAGGAGCCGTGGGTGTGGCACGGGTTGCCGGAGCCTTGTTCCGCAACGGATACAGCGTGCTTACGCCAATGGAGGACTTTGTCGGGTATGACCTGGTGGCAGAAAGGGATGGCAAGTTTATCCGCATTCAGGTCAAGACCACTACCAAGACGGAGAAAGAGAAATTGCACTATAGGTTTATGACAAGTGGAGGATGCGAGGGTAAGAGCGCATACACCAAAGACAAGGTTGACATACTTGTATGCTGGGCGATGGACGAGGATTTGTTTTGGGTGTTAAAGCCAAACGATTGCAAGGGACCGACAAAGAAGCTATACCCAAAGACCGGATCATCATGGCGAATTATCAGCGATCTCTAAAAGAATCCATCAAGGCTTGGCGCACGTTTGAAAAGGCGTTGCATAATCTTGATGGTTTTGATGCCTGCGCCAAGTGGGTAATCGATCATCCTGAAATTTGCAAGAAACTGTCAGGCCAGGGACTTATGGCCGTGATGAAAGAAGACCTAAAAAAGAAGCTTGACTGATATTTGACATCGCCCCTAGCGTGGGGCATGGCAATCAATTCAAGGCGTAAGGGTGCGTCAGGCGAGCGGGAGCTTGCTAATTATCTACGGGAGCAGGGGTGGCAGAAAGCCAGACGAACACAGCAGTACGCTGGAAATCCAGAGGGCGGTAGTGGGGATGTGGTTTGCGAAAACTTTCCATTCCATATTGAGGGCAAGCGATGCCAGCAAATAAAGCCAGAACAATGGATGGCACAGGCCAAGAAGGATTGCCCAGCAGATAAGATCCCGTCAGTGTTTTTCCGGCGCAACGGAGAAAAGAAATGGCTGGTCATCCTTCAAGCCGATGACGTTTGCGAGATTGCCCGTCACATTGCCCCGCCAAACTTAAAGATTGACTTGGCTTATCCCGCGCCCTATGCCACAACCGTAGCCCAAGGAATTTCAATACCTTCACATCAACTAAACCAACAACCAATAATAAATCAAGGAGACATGATATGAGCCTAACCATCAGCGCAACCGAATCAAACAACAAGGAACGCCAACTGCCCGAAGCCGGAGCCACCATCGGGGTGTGTTTCAGCATCGTGGATCTTGGCCACCAGAAGACCAACTGGGACGGCGAGGAGAAGTGGACCCCCAAGGTTCGCTTGGCCTTTGAGCTTCCCGACCAGACCATTGAAGGCGAAGTGACCGAGAACGGAAAGACCACCAAGGTTACCAAGCCCATGGTCGTAAGCATGGAATTGACCCGCAGCCTTGGAGAGCGTGCAACGCTCCGCAAGCACCTGGAGACTTGGCGCGGACAGGCATTTACCAGCAAGGAACTTGCCGCATTCAACCTCAAGAACCTATTGGGCAAAGCCGCCATGCTCACGCTGGTTCGCAAGACCAGCCAGCAGGGGCGCGAGTATTGCTCCATTCAAGGCTTGGCAAAGCTGCCCAAATCGGTCAAGGCACCGGCAACCACCGAGAACGACCAGGTGTTCTACGAGATCGAGGAAGGCAAGGGTGGTGCGTTTGCCAACATGCCGGAATGGTTGCAGGGCAAGATTGCCGAAAGCAGGGAGTTGTCCGGTGCGGCCAGCGCACCGCAGGGTAAGGCTACCCCTATGGACAACAAGGATGTGGACGGCAACACGATGCCATTCTAATGGCACTCACCTTAACACAGAAAGAACCTAGCCAATCCCGTCTGGTCCAAACGGACCAGGCGGGGCATTGGTATACAGAACAAGGTGAGTCGGCCCACGTTGTCATTGGCAAGAATGGCAACGAGCGTAACACCACGGTTGCCGATGCGCGGAAGATGGGGTTATTGCCATCGGTTACCAGCGTGCTTGGCATCATGGACAAGCCACAATTAACCGCATGGAAGATCGAGCAGGCCATTATGTCATCGCTCACGCTTCCGAAGGAGGATGGTGAAACACTCGAAGATTACGCAAAGCGTGTCGTCCGCGATTCCAAAGAATCCACATCCAAGGCTGCCGAACACGGCACCAGAATGCATGAGCAGATGGAGCATATCCTATTGGGACGTAATTGCTCCCAAGATCCGGAACTCCAACCATACATCAAAACATTCAAAAAGTGGGCTGAAGAAAACGTCGAAAAAACCCACTGGTGCGAAAAAGCATTGGTCGGTCCTGGTTACGCTGGAAGGTGCGATGCCTACGTCCGGTTAAAGGGTATTGGGGACGCCATCATCGACCTGAAGAATAGGAAGGTAAATCCCAAATACGATCCATTCTACGACACTGATTGCGCCCAACTCTGGGCCTATAAATACGCATCCGAGAATCCGAAATGCGCTTGCGTTTCGGTTGTTTTGGCTGCTAATGACCCAGAGACATTGGTGATTCATCAATGGTCGGATGATGAGTTGTACCAAGCTGGAATCGCATTCCAGGCCATGCTCAAGGTATGGTCTTGGTCAAAGAAGTATGTTCCGCCAGGGATGAAGCTGTAATGGAAAACCCTCCCACAATCGAAGAGATGGGTAACGCTGCCTCCGAGATTGTGTGGAGGGTGATGGGCAACGGGTCCGCCAAGTCAGCGTATGGGGAATGGTTTTGGAAAGATCGGCCAGTTTTTGATTATCACATTACGCGTTGCATTAAACACGCCGTAACCGCCCAACAGCAGATCCACTTAAATCACCCAAATCCAGACGAGGCCGGAGAGAATGCGCTTGACCATCTTGAGCGTGCGGTGGTAAGAGCTTTGTTTGCATGGATGCAATTAAAGAAAGGACTACCAAGACTATGAAAACACAACAAGAGATCGACAAGGAATGGGATGACTTTTACGCAAGCCCTATGGGCAAGAGACTATACAAAAATTATGGCGATGACTCGGAGGAGTCCGATGAAAGCTTTCAGAAGTTCTGCGATTACAGCGGTAACAACAAATATCCAACGGAATGAAAATCACCCGCGCTGAAAAGATTGAGGGTGGATGGGCTTTATACGGAATCAACGAAAAGGAAAAGAAGGAAATGCAGGTTGGATTTTGCGGAGAGAACCTGCCCCTAGAGGCTTGGGTAAAGATCGAGAAATGAGGATTGCGCTTTCCTGGTTGCTCTACCATATCGGAAATATTCTTAGCTATGGCGTGTCGCGTTATGGCTATGGTTATTCACTATACAATAAAATAATGCTTCTGAGCAGCGATCTGGACGATAAGGGAATTATATGGAAAGACGTTAAATGAAGAAAGCATTAGTCACACAAGCATTTGGAGACAAGTGGCACAAGGTTCTGGAGCTAACCAAGCCGCGCATGGAGGCATACTGCGAGCGGCATAAGATTGACCTTATCTCAATCGAGAAGCCGCTGGTTGAGCCGGTGCAATACAGCAAGCTGGCCATAGGAAACATCATTGCGACCAAGGGATACGAACAGGTGACGTTCCTGGACTGCGACATTCTGGTAGCCAATGATTGTGACGAGATTGGCGCATTGATGGAACCAGACTGCACTTTCATGGCCTTCGACGAGGGGTCGTATTTAGACCGCAAGCCTGGGTTGAAAGGATTGGCTGATGCGTTTGGATATGTGCCAGGATGGCAACCAAGCTTCTACTATAACACTGGCGTGTTTGTGATGACCAACAAAGCGGTAGGCGCACTTAGCCAGCCTCCGATTGGATTGTTCCCGAACCACTTTGCCGAGCAGACATGGATGAACCTGCAACTGCACCTATGGTCCACGGCCACATGCAACCTAGATCCGGCCTACAACTGCATGACCAGCGTGGAGGAACACTTTGGATTGGATCGCTACAAGGATGCCAACATTATCCACTACGCTGGGCAGAGTGCGGATATCAATAAGCTTATCGAAACCATAAAGGCAGACGATGCAAAGCTTAAGGAACTTGGCCGATGACTCCGGTGCGAGTCCAGCGTGAGAACGGCAAGTGGCGCGTTACCACGATGGCTGGAAATCCTATTGGTCCCCGATTGTGGGGTGCGATACCGCCGAATGGACTTCCATCCATAGAAGATCTGTTTGATGACAAGACCAAAGCGCAGGAGGCAGCAGACCTGTGGAACGCCTATGCAGCCTGGTGCCAAGAGCGTAGCGGAAAGCGTAAGCGCAGATGATATCGGCTCAATTCACAAGAGGAGACCACGATGACAGAATCAAACAGCTTGCAGGAGAAGTTGCCATCCGAGCTATCCAAGACATCAAGTTGCTACAGCGCAGAGGTGTGTTGGATGGAATGCGGCTCACCAAGAACCGCATTGGTAAGCTTTCGGATTGTAACTGCTACAGGGACATTAAGGAAGTCAGGTCACTTGTCCGCGACATCAAGAACGGGACGGTATTATTCTGGTGCAAGGTTGCTGGAGTCAGGATTGACCAGGCAACGCTGAACAGGGTAATCAAGCGAGGGTTGAAGAATGTTAATTGAGTACGCCAAATTTGCGCTTGACTGCATTGTCCAGATTGGAATCATGGTCGTGCTATGCGGGATCACAGTATCCATGATCGGGTTCCTGGGAGGCTTTCTATTCTGGCTTGTGGACAAGGCAAGACAGGAAAGGTCAAGATGGGAGGAATAGGCCAGATCAGGATTTTGGGTCAACGCAAGGTTCAAATGGTGGAACTGGACATTCAGGTTGATGATGACACGAAAAATAAAGTTTGCCATGCAGCCCTGCGGGAGATAACAAGTGATGGCGATGCGCTTTTTAGTTATGGATTTAATCAGGCATTAAAACGATTGATTGCAACAAAAGGAAAGAAATGCACACACAAGAAAAGTTCAAGCAAAAGATCCTCACGGCGGTAACCGTACCAAATGTCTTGACCTCATCGCAATGCGATCTGGTCATTCACGACGCCCAGCAGATCGGCATGAAACGCGCTCCGGTTCTGGCCAAGGATGGTTCCAGAATCAAGTCATTCACCCGCACATGTGATTCATGCTGGGTTCCGAAGTCGGATGCATTTATGTGGCTTTACAACTATGTGGCTGCAGTCACCGATGAGGTAAACAACGAGCATTACAGGTTTGACATAACCGATATGCAGCAGTTGCAGGTTTTGCGATATCGACCAGGCCAATGGTTCAAATGGCATTTTGACACGTTTGATGGATCAGACCGCAAGCTGACGATGGTCATCAACCTTTCAGATCCTAGCAAATACATGTTTGGAGGATTGCAAATTGATGGCGAGTGGATGAGGCCAGATCATTCAAAAGAACAGGGATCAGCCACATTCTTTCCGGCTTGGATGAAGCATTGTGCCCGCGCGCCCATACTTGGCACGCGCTGGGCGTTGGTGGCATGGATAACGGGACCGGCATGGCGATGATGCAACTCAACCCAGAGCTTTGGATGATGACACCCAAGGGTGAAGGGTTGGCATTCTTGGTTACTGATTATGGGATGGATCACAATAAGATATTTACAGTCATGCTTAACTCCGGCGAGATCCTTGATTTTGATATCCGAGACTGCCGCCGGTGCGAGAACCCGTCTTTTTGTATTGACGCGCCAAACCAACCGAGGCCACATTATGCAGCAAGCAAATGAACCCGACACAACCAAGGACGTTCTTATTGATGGTCGCAAGGTCGGAGGCGGGAACTGGATCGTCTGCATGGATGCAACGCCAGAAACTTCGGCAGTCTATTATTGGCTCAACGGATACACCTATTGCTCATTCCTATCGGAGGTCAAATGTATTACGAGGAAATAGACCGCAGGCATGTCAAGGCACTGGAGAACATCCTTGCCGAAGGTCAGTGCGAGCCAGGAAAGTTAATGGGTGACGATGCCGGTCCGCTTGCCTACATTATGAACCAAATGCTGTACGACAAATTTCACGGACACGGCTGGGAGTTGGATCTTCTGACCGGAAGATTCGTGAGAACAAAAGGAGATAACAATGCCACTAGGTAAAGACATCGGTAAGAACATCAAGGAACTGCGCGCGGACAACATGAAGAAAGGCAAGGCTCGCGGTGCCGGCGGTACGCCTCGCAGCGAGAAACAGATCCTTGCCATCGCACTTCGCTCGGCTGGGGTCAAGCCCAAGGCCGGTGGTCGTAAGTTCCGGATGAAGGGATAATGATCGTCTCGGAGACGCAACGCCTGACGTGGCAACGTGACATCCTTAACGAGGCCAGAAGACTTCTGGTCAAGATAAGGGGTGACGTTGGCCACGGGCAGGCAATCGAAATCAACAATATCATCGCGCAGGTTGATTCTGCGATGGTGATTGCATGGGAACTTATTGGAAAAGGAGAAAAGAAAAATGAACACACTGGAACAAATTAACCCGATTCACATTCTAACCGCCAGGGTAAACAGCCTTGAGAAGGCCATGCGAGAATTGCAGGAGGCCAAGGCTGAGTTGCACAGAAAGATGGCTGTCATCATGGGCATGAAGCCCGTGGATGCCATCAAGGAATTGAAGATACCCGATGCCGTCAAGACCATGGGCAACACACCGGAAGCGGTGGATAGGCGGTATCGTATCTGGCAGGTGTTACATGAGAATGGTTATTCCGTCCCAACGATTGCCAAGGCCTGGAACACGGATCGCGGGTCGATCAGGAATGCAAAGAACAACGGCTGGCGGTCAAGGTATATGAATAAGGAGAACTGCCAATGAAACTCTGGACAAACAATACCAACTCAATCCACAAGGTTGACGATAACCTTCTTCACATCCGCAACACCTATGTGTTGCCGGACGAACTTACCGGACCCACATGGGACGATGCGATCCCTTGCCCGCACGAGATCAAGCCTTACTACCCTGGGCGTGCCACCGGCGGGGCAACAGCAGTCTACCGCGCCGGAGCTATTGGTGATGCCGTCATAGCAACCGCTTTCGTGCATTATCTTGTCCAGGAATCAGGCGGTGTGGTGGACGTTTACGCTCCTGCCCGCAATCTTCCACTATACGCTGGGTTAGGTGCAAAGCTTTATCCGTTGCCATGCTCGGTTGAGGCGTGGAGGTCCTATGATGCCCACCTGCCCACAGACGATCTGTTCAGCGGCCAGGTTGGAAATACCAAGCTAGGCACAGGCGGGGGGAACTGTTATGACCGCATCTACACTTGGATGAATGCAGGAGACGTAGATCCAAAGTATAAACGCCCGCATCTATACCTAATCGACCCCGATCACAACGAACTCAAAGAGCTAGGCAAGTGGCCGCTGCCAAAACAGTTCTTTGCATATCATGTCAGCAGTTCGGGACCGACCCGCACCTATCCACCCAAGATGGGTCAGGATGCCGTGCTGGCATTGCTTGAGGCTCACCCCAACCATCACGCCATTATCATTGGTCTGGATAACAGTAACAACTTCAAGGTGGATCATCCCAGGGTGATCGACCTATTTAACACGACCAAGCAGATCCGCTCGCTGTTCCCAGTGATAGCCAACGCTGATTTTGTGGTGGCACCGGACAGCAGTGTCAACCACATTGCAGCAGGTCTTGACACGGCCTGCGTGTCGCTGTTTGGCTCGTACCATCCAGATGATCGAGTTTCTTACTATCCAAAGAACGTGTCGGTGTTCAAGCCGGACACATGCCCGCACGCACCGTGCAGGCCACATGCGGGCTTACCGCAGGCGAAGTGCAAGGATGCCAGCAACAAGACACCCAAGACACAGATGTGGTGTAACGCGCTGCGTCATATCACGGCACAGGATATTGTGGAAGCTTCCATGAAGGCATTGGAGTTGGAGGATAAGAGCCAAGAAAAGAAATAACCAATGCCGGAGTGGAGCGCAGAGAGATTCTGCGACCGGGCTGCTCCTAGTGTGTTCCCCGCTTGTATCACCGGCATGAGTTTTATTATGAGTGAAGAGATAAAAATATTTAGTGGTATAGCTGAAGATTCAGAGCAATACCTATTTAATTTTATTGAAAATACTGATACCTTTAGCACGTCAGGATTGCCGGTTGAATCGATGCATTACTCACATAAGGTTGGCGAAATAGGTGAGTTGCAGTTTGATGTATGGGCAATAAGTAATGGTCTTAATGCATGGAGATCAATAAATCCTCATACCAGAGTTGACAGAATTGTTGTTATGCCAGATGGAACTTATCGTGGGTTTCATATTAAAACTGCCACATTTTCAAAAAATAAAAATAGGTATCACTTCAAAACCACATCAGATCCAGACACATTTCCATCTGACTATTGGTTTCTTGTTGGCTTAAACTGCGATCTTGGAGTTGCCTTCAAACTTATTATTCCATTTGACAAATTTGGATGCGATCAAGCAATTTACATAAGCAATGCATGCATTCAGGATTATATTGAATATCTTAAATTGCCAAGTGAGTTTGTGATATGATCGACAACCAACGCAAAGCTGAAGAGATCGTAGGGTCGGTGGATTGGCAGTCCGCCAATCACGGACTATGCAAATGCCCAGGGGAAGCTACCCACACTAGCCATACCAGACTCCGTGACACCACGGTCTTTATCGATGGCGTGCCAACGATCTTCTGCTGGCACACCTCATGCGTGGCGTATAGGGATGAGGCAAACCGCAAACTTCGCCGCGCCATCCTCAAGGACTTTGCCTTTACCGCACCCATGTCAGGCGGCACATCCATACCAACCACCTTGGTAATCCAGAAAGATCCGGAGTCGGAGATCCTAGACCGCATCAAGACCATCGCCGAATCCAATAAGAAGAGATACCTGACTCACTACGCTTGGGACCCAGCGGACATGGCGGAAGAGAGTCCGGTGCGTTTGGAAACCCCACAGGAGCAATACCAGGCATTCCTGTCGCTGTTCCATGATGCCGACAATCTGTGGATTGGTAACATCACTGACAGCGGAAGGCATCCGCAGAACTTCCGGCTTGCGGAAGAATGGAGGAGGCTGGAGGAACCCGTTGGCCAGTTCACAACCGGAGCCGTGTTCAAGCCAGCATCTATTAGCCGATCTAATGACACTGTTGATGTGCGCTTATACCTAGTTGTCGAGTCAGACACGCTGACCAAGTCGCAGATGGGTGCAGTGTTTCAGCTTATGCGCGACTTGTTCAGAATGAAGATGTATGCCGTGGTCGACACGGCGGGGAAGAGTCTGCATGGGTGGTTTGAGATGCCACCCAAGAAAGAATGGCTGGAACAATTAAAAGCTTTCCTTGTTCCGCTTGGGTGCGATCCTGCAACTTTCAAGCCTAGCCAACCGGTTAGGATTCCAGGTGCCAAAAGAAATGAACGCATACAGAGCCTTATATGGTTCTGCAAGGAGGGCAAATGATAGAACCAGCAGTAAGTCTAGGAGTGAAACAACCGGCAGATCAATGGCCACCCATCAAATCTTATTCAGAACTTATGTCGGAAAAGATAGAGGAACCAGAGGTATTAATTGATGGAATACTACACAGAGGCGGAAAGCTACTATTAGGCGGTGGAAGCAAGTCATTCAAGAGTTGGGCGTTGATTGACCTTGCACTGTCCATTTATTCGGGTTCCGAATGGTGGGGACAGAAGTGCAACAAGGCCAAGGTTCTGTTCATCAACTTTGAGATTCAGGAATGGAGTTTCCGCAACCGCCTGGCCGATGTGGTCAAGGCCAAAGGAATGACAGACGAACAGGTGAAGAACTTTGATGTCTGGACGCTGAGAGGCCATGCTGCCGACCTAACCCTTATACGACCCCTTATAGAGAAACATATCGACGGGAAGGGCTACCAGGCGATCATTCTTGACCCTAATTACATGCTGATGGGGGAACGGGACGAGAACAACGCTGGGGACATGGCAAGCCTGATGAACGAATTTGAGGCACTGGCGGTGCGTCACAACCTTTCAGTGATACTGAGCCATCACTTCAGCAAGGGTAACAAGTCAGGCGCGGAGTCGATTGACCGCTTCTCAGGCTCCGGCGTATTCGCCCGTAATCCAGATACCCTGGTGGTACTGACCGCCCATGAAGAGGATGAACGCAGCTTCACCTGCGAGATTACATTGCGGAACTTCCCGCCGGTTGATTCATTCGTGGTTCAGTGGCACTTCCCGCTTTTCAAGACAAATTATGCACTGAATCCAGATAAACTGAAGCGTCAGAACACAAACAAATCCATTGATGATAAACGCCTTCTGACTGAAATGGGTAGCAAAGACTGGGTGGCTAACCAGCTTGTGAAACACCTTTCAGATAAGCTTTCAGTCAGTGACCGGACCATCTACAAGTACATCAAGAGGCTCACCAAGGCTGGAAAGATACTGAAAGAGAACGACTTATATACTGCAAATCAGTCTGAATTCTAAGACTGAACGGGGGCTGAAAAGTTACTGAAGCTTACACTATGAAGTCCATTATATATAT